TACACGGCCCTTGGCATTCCTAACACGAAAACCGTTTAGTAAATCCGCCTGACGAAGGGGTAGCCCTGTTCGTCAGTTGATTTGCCTAGAGTCTATCTTAATGTAAAACCGTGGCAGCCCGTAGGGGCGGAACATTATCTAGCAAATTCAAGGGGTTTGGCTTGTCCAACCCATGACAACCGGGCCATTGATACCATTGGCGAAAATTTGGCGTTGCCCAACCCGGAAACCGCCAAGACAAAAGAAAACGCCGCGAACCTTGCAGGGTTCAACGGCGCTAAAACTTCTTTAGAAACTGTCCAGTTTCAAGATGAATTTAGCCCAGAATGGGCCGGAGCGCCAGTAATTATTCTGCGCCATTTCTGCGGGGTGGGAGCATGAATGTTCCCTGCATCCCGTTCAACATCTTTCCGGCTGGACCTGACAAGGCACCCTTGATTGCAGGGTGGCAGACAAAAGCCACCCGCGACCAACACACCATTGCCCAATGGCAGGCCAACGGTGCGCAGGCATGGGGCATCCCGTGCGGCGCAGCTAACGGCCTGTTTGTCATTGATCTCGACTTGGACAAGGCAACGGGCGAACCCGTGGGTGAGGCTTCGTTGAAGGCCCTGCCACGCTATGCGTCCCTGCTGGACCGTGCGAACGTGCATACCCCCTCAGGGGGGCGTCACATCTATTGCCAGCACTTTGACGGGGGCCGCAACACCACGTCCAAGATCGGCCCGAAAATCGACACACGCGGCGAAGGCGGCTATGTGGTTGCGCCCGGTTCGTGGACTGAGGGCGGTTCTTATCTGGGTTTCTTCCCTGATGATCTGCCACCCGTGCCGATGGGCTTGCGGGCGATGCTGTTGCACACGCCACCTGCACCGGCCCGCACATTTGACCGGATCACACCAACGGGCGAGGTTGAGGAACTGCTGTCGCACCTTCCCGGCGATCTGCCCTATGGAGACTGGGTGTCTGTCCTTATGGCGCTGCACACCCGCTACAACGGGTCTGATGAGGGCTTAGCCCTTGCCGATGCTTGGAGCGCCACGGGCGCGAAATATCGCAACGGCGAGGTTACCGCCAAATGGCGCAGCTTCAAGCGCAGCGGCGTTTCATGGGCGACTATTCCAGCACTGGCACGGCAGCACGGCGCTGACCTTTCCGCAATCGCGCGGGGTCACATGTAATGACCGTTATCAACTTGGGCGAAATGCGCCGTTCCCGTGCATCTGAAATCGAAACCCGCCTTGTGAGCCTGTCGGCAATCGAAGCGGTGTTGACCAGCAACTACATGGTCAAGGGTTGGCTGGACCGTAATTGCCTGTCGATGCTCTACGGCCCGTCTAACGCGGGCAAGACGTTCGTGGCGCTGGATATTGCCATGCACATCGCGGCGGGCAAGTCGTGGCGCGGGTTGCGCGTCAATGGCGGGCCTGTCCTCTACATCGCTGCTGAGGGTGGCGCGGGTATACGCAACCGCCTTGCTGCAATCAAGCATGACTGCCCAGATATGGCGTCTGCACCCTTCACCCTGTTGCCTGTCGGAGTTGACCTGCACGGACAAGGTGACGCTTTGGCAATCTGTGAAATCATGCCGGATGAGGCCCCGGCGCTGGTGGTGATTGATACATTGGCCCGGTCTATGGGCGCGGGCGATGAGAACACGGCCAAGGATGCGGCAATGTTTGTGCGCAACTGTGATCTGATCCGTGAGGCCACGGGTGCGCACGTCATGGTCATACACCACACGGGCAAGGATGAGGACCGTGGGGCGCGTGGTTCCTCTGCACTCAGGGCTGCTGTTGATAACGAGATACAAGTGACCTCAGATTGGGAAATCCTATCACGCAAGCAACGTGACCAAGAACCACCTGAGCCGCTGCACTTCAAACTGCGCTCAGTCACGCTTGGCATGGATGAGGACGGTGAGCCGGTCACAAGCGCGGTGGTTGACGCCACTGATGCACCAGCACCAACACGCAAGCCGATACGGGGCAAGAATGAGGTCGCTATTCAGGCGCTCAATGATGCGTTGCGTGACCACGGCACGACACGAACCGGCAACTGCTATCCGACCAACCGCAAGGTGGTTGATGTGGATCACTGGCGTGAGGCGTGTGGCGTCCACGGCCTAACCACGGGGGCAACTAATGCTGCGGCACGGATGGCGTTCAAGCGGGCCAAGGACAAGCTGATGGACATGGATGAGGTCCGTGAGTTTGGCGGTCATGTTTGGAGGGTTCAAGATGATGATTAAGCGTAACGGACGTAACAACTGCGAACTGTTCGGAACATGTTCTGACCCCTGGGAGCGGAACGAACGTAACACACCTCTAGGAGGTGTTACGGTTGTTCGCGGGGTTGATATGGTCCCAATGCCCCCTTTCCAAAGTGCCGGGGGGGCCGCGGGGGTGGGCTTTCATTCCACACACACGTTTGATCTGTGGTTCGGGTGGGTGGCATGAAGCAGGCAACCCTAGTCAAACAGTTTTGCAAGTCTCTGAAGGTTCCCACTGGGCGGCTGGCAGGTAAGGCGATCAAGCTGGCACCCTATCAAAACCGTTTCGTTGAAGGCGCGTTTGCTGACGGTATCAACGTGGGCGTCCTAAGCGTGGGGCGCGGTAACGGCAAGTCCGCTATCTCTGCGATGCTTTGCGCCGGTGAATTGCTGGGCGCATGGTCTGACGCCAAAGAACGGGAGGTAATTATTGCGGCCCGAACTCAAGAACAGGCCAAAATTGCTTGGAACTATTGCGCGTCATTTATCGGAACCTTGCCTGAGGAAATCCAAAAGCGGATCACGATCCGGCGGCAACCCCGATTTGAAATTCAATATGACGACGAAAACGGGCCACACCTGATCAAGGCAATCTCTGCTGACGGTAAGTCTGCGCTTGGGTCCAGCCCCACGCTGGCCGTCCTTGATGAGCGTGGGCATTGGCCCATTTCTCAGGGTGACGAACTTGAGGCGGCGCTGTTGACGGGTCTGTCAAAGCGCGACGGCAAGGCCCTGATCATATCGACCTCGGCCAGCAATGACATGCACCCTTTTAGCCTTTGGCTGGATCGGGATGCACCCGGCGTCTATCGCCAAGAACACCGACCCACGCCAAACTTACCTGTTGACGATGTGGACAGTCTGACGATTGCCAACCCCGGTTCCAAGCATGGGATCGGCCCCACAATGACCCGTCTGAAAGAGGACGCGGCGTTGGCGCTGGCACGGGGCGGGTCTGCCCTGTCGCGGTTCCGCCTGCTGTCTCGCAACGAACGTGTGGCTGAGGACAACCGCGATGCACTGCTAGACTTGAATGAGTGGCTGCAATGCGAAACCGATGATCTGCCACCACGCCAAGGGCCGGTTGTGATCGGGCTGGACCAAGGGCAATCGGCATCTATGAGCGCCGTTGCCTATCTCTGGCCTGAAACAGGGCGGCTTGAGGCATGGGGTGCGTTCGGCACGGTTCCGACACTTGAGGCCCGTGGGCAGGCCGATGCTGTAGGGGATCTGTATTCCTTGATGCACAAGCGCGGCGAACTGGCGTTGATGGGGCAAAAGACCGTTCCCATGCCGCAATGGCTGCGCCGTGTTCTGGCCCATGTGGAAGGTGAACACATCGCGGCGATTGTCGCGGATAGGTTCAAGCAATCTGAAATCAGTGACGCGCTGTCGGAAATCGGCAACCGCGCCCCTGTCATATGGCGCGGCATGGGGTTCAAGGATGGTTCTGAGGACGTGGAACGGTTCCGCCGGTTCGTCTTTGACGACAAGCTGCACGTTTCTGAAAGCCTGCTGTTGCGTCACGCCATTGGCGAGGCGGCTGTTTTCATTGATCCGGCGGGCAATTCTAAAATCGTAAAGGGCCGGTCTATGGGCCGTATTGACGCCGCATGTGCATCCGTTTTGGCGGTGTCTGAAGGCGCTCGGATTATGGGCCGTCCTGCTCACAAAGGGGGGCGTATAGCATGGGGTTAAGGAAAGAATACAAGCGACACTCACGGCACGTCACACGCGGCCCCCGTTGGAAGGCGCTACGGTTGCAAGCCTTGGAGCGTGACAACTGGCAATGCGTCCAGTGTGGCACCCGTCACAGGTTGGAATGTGACCACATCCTGCCCGTCCGGGATCGGCCTGATCTGGCCTACACCCTGTCAAATTTACAAATGCTTTGCGGCAAACACCACGCCGCAAAGACCCGAATTGAGGTTGGGCATAAGCCTTTGACCCCAAAGCGCCAGCAATGGCGTGACCTGCTGCGCGAAATGCAGCGCAACCCCCACGAGCATAAGGAAAATAATCATGCTTGATTCACTGAAAATCACCCGGCGTCAGTCGGAAATTCGTCAACAACTCGCTGGCCTTGTCGGCAAAGAAACCCCGTCTGAGGACGAAACGCGGTCTATGGAAACGCTAGATTCTGAATATCGCACCAACGAAACGCGGTTCCGTGCGGCTCTTGTGTCTGAGGACGACGAACGCCGCGAAGCCGGAGCCGAATTGGAAACCCGTTCTGATAAGGAATGGGGCGAACTGGCAGGCCGTTTTGAACTGCGCCAAGTCGCCTTGGCACTGGATGAAGGCCGCAAGCTGGACGGTGCAACGGCTGAAATGGTCGAGGAACTGCGCAGTGCGGGCGGGTTCCAAGGCATCCCGGTTCCTCTTGAGGCGCTGGAAACCCGTGCCGGTGAGACGCTTGCAGGCGGTGTGCCTGACCCTATCCGCACAATGCCAACGATTGAACGCTTGTTTGCGGGATCAAGTGCAACTCAGATGGGTTGCCGGATGATCAACGTGGGCGTGGGTGAAATCGAATACCCCGTTGCCACGGGCGGCGCACAACCGGGCTGGGCTGGTTCTGAGACTGGCGATGTGCCGGGGCCTCAGGCTTACACAACGGTTGACCGTCCAATGAAGCCGGATCAAACGCTTGGCGTCCAGATGAAAATCACCCGCAAGGCTCTCAAGCAAGCCGGTGCTGGGCTTGAGCAGGCGGTGCGGCGCGATATGGGCGCGGCAATCCAGCAAGAGGTTGATCGGGCAATTTTCCTTGGGTCTGGCACGGGTGGCGAACCTCTGGGCATTTTCCCCGGCGCGTCCACCTACGGAATCACAGAAACGGCGATTGATGCGGGTGCATCTTATGCGGCGTTTCGTGCGGCGGTGGTGCGGTTTATGACGGCCAACGCGGCGTCTGGACCGGGTGCGGTAAACTTGCTCCTACGTCCTGAGGTCTTTGACGGCATGGACGAACTGATTAGTGGGCTGGCAATCTCGGAATGGGACCGCCTGATTGCCAAGATCGGCAAGGTGCAACTGACCACCAACGGCATCGCAGCCCCAAGCGGAACACCTTTGGCAAGCATGGGCCTGATGACCACATCGACCAACGGTGTGTCGCCAATGTTCTGCGGTATGTGGGGCGCGGTCGATCTGATCCGTGACCCGTATTCCGATGCAAAATCCGGGCAACTGCGCCTGACTGCACTGACCACAATGGACGTGACGGTTGCACGTGGTGTGCAGCTCGAAATCCTGACCGGTATTCAGTAATGTTAGAGGGTTTTGCAGACGGCGGTCTGGAACTACGCAAACGGGCGTCCGGCGCAATGTCGCTGCAAGGCCGTTTTCCATATAACAAGCGGGCGGTCCTCAGTGATGGGGGCCGTTCCGGTCGGCCACGAAAAGAGGCGATTGCATCCCGTGCGTTTGCCTATCGCGTGAACGATCCAAAAGAGGACATTCATTTTCTTGTCGGCCATTCCTTTGACAAGCCTTTGGCGTCCCGTTCGGCTGGCACATTGGACCTTGTGGACAGTGATGATGCTCTGACCTTTACCGCGACGATCACGCCGGAAATGCAAGAAGTGTCCTATGTTAAGGATATTCTAGCAGGCATCGCTGCGGGTCTGACCCTTGGCATATCACCGGGATTCCGGTTGCCACCGAAACGGGCGGTCCCTGAGCCTGAAAAGATTGAAGATGAGGGCCACGACCCTGAGAACGGGGCGCATAACGCAATCATCCGAACCGTTATGGCGGCGCTCTTGTATGAACTCAGCGTGGTCACGCGGCCTGCATATCCTGAGGCGCAAGTTGAAGCGCGGAATTGGACGGCGGGGGGTGTGATCCTGCCCGATGGTTTAGGCGTGGGCCTACACCGCACCTTGAACCGTTGGAGGGCTTGATATGATTGATCTGATCAAACAATTCGAGGCTGTTCCAGTGACCTATCCTGATGCGCCTAGTGGCTTGTCAGATGATGCGGCTGCACTGGACGTGGCAATGATCTGGGCACGAATAGAAGGATACACGGCACATCGCTGGACCCCGCGTGAGGTGGTCTGGACCCTTCTAGGGGATGGTGGCGATCAATGGCATCCGCCCCTAACGCCGGTTGTGTCTCGAACGGCGCATTTCTGGGGCGCTCAATGGGAGGGTCTGACCCTGTTAGACGGCCCTCTGGGCGTTTGTCTGCCCTCTGATGGCACTTACCGGATAACGGCCCAAGTCGGCGCTGGTGCTGTGCCTGCGCCTGTCTCTGAGGCTTTCCGGCGGCTTGCTGAATACATGGCCGATGATCCGGGGCGCGTTGGCACGACGTCTTTCACTGACAAGATTGGCCCTCTTGAGGAATCCGTAAATCGCGCCCCGACATGGCTGGCGCGGGCAATGCAATACAGTGGCGCGGGCGATCTGCTGCGCCCATATCGGAGGGCTTGAATATGTGGCCATTCAAACGAAAAGAACCTGAGACCGAAACGCGGTCCAGTGGCACCGGCTACACCACGCAAGTGATGCAAGCGCGGGCCGATTATATCGGCGGCGTTGATGGCGTTGCCGAACTCACTGGCACGGTGCAAGGCTGTGTGAACCTCTGGGAAGGCGGTTTGAGCCTTTCCGATGTGGACGGCACCGACATGCTGACCCCTGCCATGCTGGCGCTTGCTGGGCGCTCTCTGGCGTTGCGCGGGGAAGCTGTCTTTGTGATCCGAGAGGATGGGCTGTTGCCGTGTTCGGATTGGGATTTGACCACACGCTATTCCAAGCCCACGGCCTACCGCGTTGGCATCCCTGACACGGGCGGCGGGCGGTCCATGACGGTGCTGGCGGGCGAGGTGCTACACCTTCGCATTGGCTGCGATATGGGTATGCCCTATGTTGGTCAGTCACCATTGCGGCGGGCGCGTTTGACGGCTGGTCTGTTGCAAACGCTGGAATCTGCCCTGTCTGAGGTCTACACCAACGCGCCCTTGGGTTCGTCTGTCATTCCGTTCCCTGAGGCCCCCGACCAAGATATGAGCGATCTGGCGCGTGGGTTCCGTGGGTTTAGGGGCAAGGTGCTGGTGCGTGAATCTGTCAACGTGACGGCGGCGGGCGGGCCTGCGCCTCAGACTGACCTCAAGCCAAGCGATGTGTCGCCCGATCTGTCCAGAGCCATGACGAAGGAAACCTTGGCGGCATCGCGGTCCAGCATTGAAATGGTGTTCGGTGTTCTGCCCGGTCTGAGCAATATCAGCACAACCGGCCCGATGGTGAGGGAAGCGCAACGCCACCTTGCGCAGTGGGGCCTTATGCCGATTGCGGCCATGATCGGCCAAGAGGCATCCGAAAAGCTGGGCAGTGCGGTCAAACTAGACGTTATGCGACCATTGCAAGCGTTTGACGCCGGGGGCCGTGCGCGGGCTTTAGGTGCGATTGTGCAGACATTGGCGATGGCAAAAGAGGCGGGCGTTGATCCGGCTCAGGCATTGGAGCTGGTAGATTGGAAAGAATGAAAGACGAACCTTGAGGTCATCTTGTACCTTCCGTTGGTAAGTAAAGCACTGCAGACGAACTGCCAGCGTAAACGCGCACTTTTGAGGTGACTAAACCTTGCTCAATCACAGAAAATTCGCGTCCGCCGATTGGGAAGCAGATGTTTGCATCCATTAGCGCATCTATCTGGCGCAAGTCATTAGCATTGGCGGCAGTTAAAAGTTCACTAAGCGATGCTTTAGTCACGCATCCCGCATAGTTTGGCTTAATTGTGTCAGAAAAAAGTGCTGTCGGCACGATAACTGCGAAGGCAAGTGCTAAAGTTTTCATTTTGGTTTCCCCTTTAAACTAAAATTCACTATAATTAATTCATCGGAAATATCAAGAATTTCCAAAACGGATTTTGCGACAACAAGTTGTCGGTCAACGTCACGGTGGCGGGCTTTAGGTGCGATTGTGCAGACATTGGCGATGGCAAAAGAGGCGGGCGTTGATCCGGCTCAGGCATTGGAGCTGGTAGATTGGAAGGAATAGCCGATGGGATATTATGACGCGAAGGCCCGCAAGGCAAAATCCATGCTGACAAAAAGAGGCCAGGCGGCACAAGTCGCCCGGTCTGTGACCTCAGGCGGTGGCCCGTCTGATCCGTCCGGCGGCACGACTACCACATCGCGCTATGATGTGCAGTTGGCGGTGTTTCCGATTGAGATCGACCGGATCGACGGCACCAATATCTTTTCCTCAGACTTTAGGCTGATCTGTTCAACGGCTGAGGTTGAGATTGAACTGTCGGACAAGATCGAGTGCAGCGAAGGCACCCTGACCATTGCGGACCTTGGCAAGTTTGCACCGGATGGCACAATCATTTTCTATGACATGGTGGCAAGGACGTAGAGCGATGGAAGCTGGATAAGACGATCAAGATTTAGGCTGCAACGCCAGAATTTTTCGGGCTGTATTTGGTCCAATACCTTTGACTTTCGTAAGACCCTCGACTGTCTCTTGAAGGACTTGCTCTTTGGAAAGGTATTGAGCTTGATAAAGGCGTTCTGCGGTAGTGGCACCACAACCTGACAAGGTTAGCAACTCACGCACGACAAATAACTTTGAAAGATCGCCGCCAAGTTTGGACACTATCTCGGGATGCTGCGCCCCGAGATCGTTCAAATTATCGAGTATAATCTGGCGTTCTTCTTTTGCTTCGACTAATTTTCTATATAGAATGAGAAAGGGAAGAAAATCGCCCCCATCTTCTGGTATTTGACCAATTTCACTGGCCCGCATCGAATCTGGGACCTCATCAATGTCAAAGCCTAATTCTCGAAATGTCCTTAACTTGGGAACCCAAGCCCCATGAAGTTGCGGAACATCCTGCGGTTTTTCCGTGGTTTCTCCGTCCCGCAATAGCCATTCCAGTGGTGTAGTCGAGGACATTGTGACTACCAGTTGCCAGCCCGTGATGAGGTCATCGTGCGCTGCATTCAGGTCGTCCCTTCGTTGCTGCTGAATTGAGGTCGGAAGGCTTGCTGACCTACTTTCGATTGGCTGGATTGCACGCTTGTCGCCCTTTAACCAATCTAGCCACCCCATTTTCGAATCCCTTTTCTTTGCTGTATCATCGTTCCGCAAGTGAGCGGTTTTTGCAAGGTGAACAGCAAGGGTGTCCAAGATGGCTTGAGGGGGAGTGCCCGGCGTGTCTGAGGAGGTTGAGAATTCCAGACCATCAAGAACGTCTGACCATCCTATTGACTAGAGTGGTCAGACGTTCTAAGTGTTGTGCATGGGCAAAGATTCGTCATTCTCAAGAGACCAAGTTGCAGATTGGGCGCGGCTAACGCGTCCACAGGTAAATCATATGTGCAACCTCGGCTTGATCCGCGCTGAAATTGGGCAGGTGCGCAAGCGTATCTCTGTTCGCGAAGCCCAAATGGCGGCAGGCGCGGCTGCGTTCATGCGTCTTGGTATGCAGCCAAAAGACCTTATCGCTCCGTTCGATTGGCTACGGGACCAACTCGCAACTGATGAAAAATATAGCCGCCTGTTGGGCTATGCCGTTGATGGAATACTCGACACAAAAAATCCGCCAGAATATGCAATCACTGACTTCTGGTTTGCGATCTATGCAGACGCGGATGAGTGGAAAGCACATATAGGTAACGTGGCTGCGCCCATTGAGGGGAAGGAAGCCAGCGTCTTGGTCAACTTCAAGACCGTCTTTGCCAACTGCGGCATGTTGGGCGGCGCAAACTGATGGCCAACCGTCCCGCCAGTGTAAAACAGATCGACGTGACCCGCGCCGTCAAGGGTGCGGTCGCGGCTGGTCTGCTGGTGGGGCGTGTCGAGGTCGATCAGCGCGCGGGCAAGATAATCATTTGGCCTGCCGGTGCTGTCACTGATGAAACCGGCAACCCCTGCGACCGGCTCTTGCCATGACGCGGCGCAACCCCTTCCCCGGCGTGTCCCGCGTCACCGACCGTCACGGCAAAACCCGGTGGCGGTTCCGGCGCAAGGGCTTCACGACATATCTGCCCGGTGCCTATGGGTCGGCAGAGTGGCGCGCGGCGTATGAGGCTGCGGTTGCCGAGGTGAAGACGCCTGCGATTATCGAACGGAACCCGCACGGCACCTTGGCATGGCTGACTGAAAGCTACCTCCGGTCGCCAAGGCACAAGAACAAGTCGGACGCCACGCGGCGCGTGCTGTCGCGGGAACTGGATTGGCTGCGCGATCAAGCCGGTGATCTGCCGGTTGCTGGTTTCCGGGCCAAGCATGTCGAGGCGCTCATGGGGCGCAAGGATGGACCATCGGCTGCGAACAAGGTCCGCAAGAACCTGTCGATGCTGTTCACCTATGCGATCAAGATCGAGGTTGATGGCGTCACGGTGAACCCGGCCCGCGCGGCTGACCGCATGTCCGAAGGAAAGGAAGGCTTTCACACATGGACGGCAGCCGAGATGGCGCAGTTTCTAAGGCACCACGTTTCTGGCACCAAAGCCCGTTTGGTTTTCCTGCTGGCGCTGAATACCGGCGCGGCGCGTGCCGATCTGACCCGGCTGACATGGGGCAACATCCGTGACGGTCGGATCAGCTACAAGCGCGGCAAGACCGGCGTGTGCGGCAACTACCTGATCTTGCCCGAGTTGGCGCAGGAGGTGGCACTGTTGCCGCGTGACGTGATGGTTCTGATCCACCACGGCAATGGCTTGCCATACAAGCCCGAGACCTTGGGCAACTGGTTCAAGGATCAGGCCAAGGCGGCGGGGCTTCCCCATTGTTCGTTGCATGGCATCCGCAAGGGGCAGGCGACGGCAATCGCTGACGGCGGTGGCACTGAATTTGAGGTGATGGCCTTCCTTGCGCACGCGACTCCCAAAGAGGCGGCGACCTATACGCGCCGCGCAGATCGAGGGGTGCTTGCAGATAGCGGCCTGTCCAAGTTGTCCAACCATTCAGAAAGGTTGGGCAAATCTACCACTAAGAAACTGAAAGGAAACGACAAAAATGAATAAGTGGCAGCCCGTAGGGGAGTCGAACCCCTCTTTTCAGGTTGAAAACCTGACGTCCTAACCGATAGACGAACGGGCCACTGTTGGTAAGGGGGCTTTTAGGCAAGGCGTTCGGGGGGTGCAAGAACAT